TTGAATCTAACCAATTAACTGTGTTACCTACATGGTCAATAGTTGCTAAAGATATATCATCAGCACCATCGTAGTATTTTAATGTAGGTGTAGTTGCAGAAGTTGTGTCTAACCAAAGTTGTCCTGCGACAGCACCAGTTGGTCTTGATGTTCCTGAATTTGTTGTTTGAATTGCTGATAGTGCGTTGTTTAAATCTGTTCTAAATGCAGGGAAACCCTGATTCGCTATGTTATAATCGTGTTGTGCCATATTCTATCTAATATCCTTTAGCTAAATAATCAAAAGTTTTAGTAACTCCTGTATTGCTACTGTTTTTAAATGCAACATTGAAACCATTAACAGTTTTATTTGAAATTGTAAAGAAATCTCCTGTGTTTAATCCTTGTGCTGTTATTCCTACTGCATAAGAATTTGAATAAAAAGGATTAGTAAAGACAACATTATAAGTGCCAGTACCAGAAGTAATATCATTTCCACTAAATATTCTATCTGGCATATCTATACTTACTGATAAAGCACTAATAACTGGAGTAGAAGCTAAATCAAAAGAAGTTAATACCACTCTAAATTTATAATATCTTGCTGTGTAATCACCGACTACAAAGTTTCTAAATGAAGTATAAGTTATGTCATCATTAGATAATGCAATCTCAATATGTGCATTACAATTTGCAGGGGTATCACCATCAAAGCTAGAACTTGCATCATCAAAGTTTCCAGTTCTTGCATCAAACAAGTCATCTGCATTATCTGAAGTTTGTGTAATAGAAGCAGTAACTCTTGAAGTATAAACTGCACCTATATCTATTGGAGAAGCAAATACATAATTTCCAGTAGAATATAAATCAAAAGAAGTAAGACCAGAATCAAAGAATGAAGTACCAGAATCAAAATTTCCAGTTGCACTATCAAATAATTCTGATGAATCTAATCTTAAAGTTCCGTCAGATACAACAGTTTGAAATTTAGTTCCTGAGAATGTAGGTGATTCAGTTTGTGTTGCAACAGAATTAAAGTCTCCAATGTTAGATATATTTGTTGCTATAATAGTTTCATTCGGAGATGCGTTTCCATTTTTGTCAAATGCTTTAATAAGATAAGAACCCACTCTTGCAGGTACAGTAATACTAGTTGCTGGTCTTGCAACCTTTTCAACTAAAGAAACTGAGTTAGCCCAAGAAGCACCAGTTGTTAATGTAGAAAATCTAATTTGATAAAATGCCAAATCTAAATCTGCAATTTGTGTCCAAGATAAATGAGCATCACTTCCAATAATATTACAAGAAAAATCTTGAACGTCAGCAGGTGGGGCAATACCACCAATAATAGTTCTTGATGCAGAAGTATATGTAGAAGATACTCCTAAAGTATTTACAGCTTTAACTCTTACGTTATAAAGAAAACCATCTTTAACATTTAATATTCTTTGAGTTAGTCCTGTTCCTTGACCATGAATAATAAAATCTGTTTCTGTGCTTAGTTTGTATTCTACTTGATAGAAGTCCACGAAGTTATCTAATGATGCACCAATGGTTACGTCTAAAGCAGTAATAACTACTCCGTCTGAATATTCAATTAGTTGATCTGATAATGTAACCGAAACTGGGGCAGAAACAGAAAAAGGATTAGGTAATACAGTATCAGCGATAGCAGGTGCTTCTAATTTATTTTCGTAATCATAAAACTCGTCTTGATGTTCTTCTAATCCTAAATTAACTGTGCTGTCAGAATTTATAGATAATGACATAACTCGGAATGGTTTGGCAACAAAACCTGCTGTGTCATAAGTCGCTGTTACTATATCTCCAATAGATAAGTTAAGTGCTTCAGCAGTTGCAGTAACTTCTGCTTTTAAATTGTTTCTTGATCTCTTTAATATGTTTTCGCAAATTTCTTCTGCTTGATAAGGCGAAGTAACTTGTATCATATCAAAACTTCTTTCTAATAAAGTTTCATTATCTTCAGTAAGCATAGTTGCGTGTCTATCGCCTAGTGCTAAGTGTGCATCATCAAATGGTGGATATGAAACTGTATCTGACTGATAATCTTTTTCTGGGTTAGTATATGTTCCTATAACCCTATTAAATTTTTCTGATTTACTTTCACCTTGTATTTTAACTTCGCTTACAACATTATCTTTAGTTAACAATAATTGTGATGCACCTGAACCTTCAATAATAATTTTATATTTACCTTGTGTATAATTAAAGATTGCTCTCATAGGAATTAAGAGTTCTCTTACATTTTCTATTAATTTCTTTTCAGTATCTAATACTGCGTTTGTTTCAAATAAGTTAATTGTACTTGCACCTGAGTATGGAGTTACTTGTGTGTCGCAAGTGTTTGCACTAGTTTTAAATGTTTCGTAATTACTTTCAAAGGCATCATTGGGTAAACCTTTTCCGTATCTAGTGTTTCTCAAATAATCTAAAAGAATTAATGATGAGTTTGCAGAATAAGCCCAAGTAGAAGCTGTATCTTGTCTATGTGAACCAGAACCACCTTTAGTTGTGTCTAATCTTGGGTCATATATTTTTTTACCTCTAACTGTTACTCTAACTTCAGGTAATCCTGAGTAGGCATCTTGATTCCACTTAAAACGTAAAGCAACATAAGCAAGACCAGATAGTTTATGATTTGATGTCCAGTTAGTTGTTTCATCAAGTAAAGAAGAAGCTGATTGATTATCTAATCCAAAAAATCCTTGAATAGATATTAAAGATTCTCCACCTTTATAATAGTTCGTATCTGAACTAGAAACTCCTCTTAATGTTCCATCAGTTAATGCACCATCAAAGGTTACTAATTTATCATCTACATATACTTCATCTATTGCAGTTATTCCTGAACCACCACCCTCACAAAGAACTCCAGCTACATAAAGATATTGATTATCAGCACCAGAACTTTCAACAAATACTCTAGTTAATCCTACTTGTCTTTTTCCGTAGATAACTGGAATAGGATTGTTGTTAGAATCTTTATTTACTAAAGTTCCTTTAGCTTCATCTTGAGAACTAAATCTAGGTGCTTTTGGTTTTGGTGCAATTATATAACTTATTGCAGTAGTTATTATGGTAGTTATAATTGCTGCTACTATTGCTTCACCCATTTAAATATGAAACTCCCTTTTGTATTTTTCTGATCTTCTATAAATTTGAAAATCATTATTTGCTCTAATCCATTTTACAGATTCATTAACTTCAATTTTATCTCTAAAATAATCTTTAACCCATTTCATAATTTGTTTAACATGGCTTTTAGCGACAACTTGCATAACCCAAATACTATCTCCACAATTCCATTCATTAGGTTTTAGTTTTCCAATAAGTTTAAATCTTTGTTCAACATTATCACTTAGAAAAGCCCAATTAGTAAATCCAACATCTTCATTTCCTATTCTGTGAATTTGATATTGGTCTAGGTTAATTGATGGAGTAATCATCTCAGTTAATTGTTTATAAGTAAATTTGTCATATTTAGGAAATTGTCTATATAGATGTATAATTCTATAAAATTCATTCATTAAGCTGAACCCCATTTAATCTTCTGTGCAGTCTTACTTGCAAATTCCATTCCTTTATCATTAGGAAAGTATAATTTCTGTGAGTTCTCAGCAGTTCTTCTTCCTGAAGTCTTTTCAAAATCTGCCCAATGAGAAGTTATAATTATATTAATTGAAGATGTGGTTGCATTTTCTTCAAGAGCAAAATTAGATATTCTTCCATCAAATAATAAAAATGGGTCAGCTATTAATGCCTGAGAATCATTTAAAAAACCTCTATACACTTTTGCAGGTTTGTTCATATAATTATTGTTAAGCAATAAAGAAATAATTGTTAAGTCTGCACCTGAAAATTTTAAAGTAAGATTATTAACTGAAACGTCAGCAGTCTCTTGTACTTCTGAACTTCCTAAAAATAAAGATGAAGCTGTGTAAGTATTTCCTTCAAAAGAAATATCTTTATAATGATCTGTGTAATATGTTCCAGTACTAATTCCTAAATAAATAAGTTCAACTGGGTTTAGTTTATTTGTGGCTATCTCGGCTAAAACTCCAGCACTTAATGATCTTGTCATTACAGTACCTCTATAAGATCAACTTCGTATTGAAAATAATTTTCTGTGCTAATATTAAATTCTTGAATATCTCCAGTAAGTCCAACTGTAAAATCTACATTAGAATAAATTAGAACTGCGTTGTCAGCTACGTTTGCTCTTAATGGTGGTTCAAATGTTAATGTTCCTTGACCAGAACCATTAGATGATACATCTGCCATAACCATATAAACTTTTGTTTGACCAGTAAATCTAAAATAATCTCCAGCTTTAAATACTCCTGAAGTGCTGTTTGCCATACCATCTATTGCTACTGAAGTAACTCCTGCACTAATAGCACCATTGACAGATATAACTCCTGAAGCAACTCCAAGAGCATCATCTATTGTTGGTGGCACATATTGGAATGATTCCATTTGTGATCTTTGTTTCATTACAAAAGCATTTATAGGTGCAAATTCAGTTCTAGTCATAATTGGGAATCTAACTCTTAATCTAAATCTTTGTCCGTCTATTTGTCTAGCTTGTCGTCTGCCAGAAGCAGTTGTAGTTACAATAGTATTTTGATTAGAACTAATAGCTACATCTCTAGGTGCTGGGCTTGAAGGGAATGTTCCACTCATACTATATTAGATTTTCCTTTTTGATTAGCACCCTGATTAACTAAGTTAATTATAGTTGCTCTATTATCAATTAATAATTCTTTAATACCTCTAACATCATTTGCTTGAATATTAAATGTTATATTCATTCCATTACCCATATCTTGATTAGGAATAATAGTTCCATTTGTTGAAGGTACAAATAATTCTCTACCTCGTTCTCCAACTGTGATTGGCATACCACCTCTTACAGAACCACCTTCTGCAAATGAACCTTGCGTAGCAGTTATATCTCCCCCACCACCAAATGCACTCATTCCTATTTTAGCTAAAGTTCCTAAGAAGCCACCACTTCCACCACCACTTCCCATTGAATTATAAAATGCTATTGCTTTTACTATTGCTAATTTAGAAAGTAATACAGCTATCTCTTTTACTTGTGCCGTTATAATTTCTATCAGAATAGTTTGTGCTATTCCTTTTAATGTTCCTTGTAATGATTTTCCTAATACTATTGATTCAGCTATTCCTCTTGAAAAGTCTCCTATTGTTTTAACCATTCCTTCGGCAATATTATCTGATAAAGTTTTAGAAGATGAAATTAATATTCCAAATTTTTTAGCTATCTCATCTAAGAATGTTAATTCTTGTTTTTTAATTTCAGGTGGAGTTATTTGATATTCTTGTTGTTGATTTTGTGGAACTACAACAGGAACTTCTAAAGGTTGTCCAGTAACTAATGATTTAAATTGTTTATACTTTTGAATACCAGCATCTAATAAATTAGTAAATTTATTCCAAGATTTTAATACATATAATTCTATTGTATCAGATAAGCTTTTAAATAAATCTGTAACTGGTTTTAATAAATCAGATAATTCTTTAAATAGATCAATAAAAAATTGTAATGTTTTATTAACACCTTCAAAATAAACATTTAATCCTTGAACTGCTACATTAAGAGTCTCTCCAATAATTGTTGCTATTGGTCTTGCTGTTTCTAAAATTTTTCCAAAGTTATTTAATAATGTAACTAATGATTGTTGAAACTCTCCACCAATAATAGCTTCAAAATCTGCAAATCTTTTAGTTAAAATTGATTGTGCAATAGATAAATCGTTAATCTTTTTTTCTGTTGTTCCACCATATAATTGATTAAATGATTCGGTTAATGTGTCTAAGATTAAAGTTGCATTTTTAGAATTAGAAGCAAAGTTTGCTATTTGCTCTCTTGCCAATCCAAGTCTTTTTTCTAAAATTGTAAATACTGGAATACCACTATTAGCTAATTGAGTTAATGATTGTAAATTTAAACCACCTTCTGTTGATTTTGCAAATAATCTAGTTAAGTCATTTAAAGTATCTAAAGGTTTTGCAGTTCTATTAGCTGTATCAATAAATGTTTTTAATAATTTTTCAGTAGGATTAATCCCTGCGTTATATAATGTTATAAATGAATCTGATAATTGACCAATATCAAATTGACTTTTTTTAGATAAATCATTTAATAATCTAAATGCTTCAGCACCAGATTCAGTTGATCTAGTTATAGTTGATAATGTAGTTCTTAAATCTTGAAATTTTGCAGTTGTGTTTACAATGTTTTTTAATGTTACTGAACCAATATAAGCAGTTACAGCAAAAATAGCATTTTTAAATGTTAAGAATGAACTTGATACTTTGTCAGTTGCACCACCTAAATTAGTAACTTCTTTTTTTACATCATTTAATGCTTTTGAAGCATTGTCTATTGCATTAAGTTTTATGTTTAGTTGCTGATCTGCCATAGTGTAGTTTATCTCGTTCTGCCTTCACCTTAAAATATGCTATCCAATAATAAAATTCATCTTGTGTAAAACACAAAACTTCTTCCATACTCATTTTCAATTCTTGACCCAAAGAGAGTACGGAATACAACTCCGAATCAAATCTTACTTTTTTTCAGCTTCCTCGTAAGAAACACCAGACAACATTTCTGTTGCTACTTTAGCTATAACATTTGCATCAGCATTATTCAATAATGTTAGCTTGTCATCTAGCTTAAATATTTTATTTCCGTCTGCGTCTTTTGCTTTAAGAACTATTGCATCTACCAATACTCCTAAATCATCATTCTTAGCACCTTTAAAAAGGTTTCTTTTTTCACCTAAAGTAAATGGTGAGCAATATATTATTAAAGGTTTGCCTTCCTCGCCCCATTCAGCTACCTCAATCTTCTTAATGCCTAAAGCTTCAAATTGTGCTTTAACTCTATCTATTACGTTCATATCTTCCTTTTCTAATTAATTATTGTGTTGATAATGATAATGCACCAGTACCAGTAAATGTTAATTCAGCTTCTACCATTCCATCAAATGATGCTGATATATTATAAGCTGTTACTATTGCAGAACCTTCATAAAATTTATCTCCAGTACTTGCACCTTCTGGGAAAACTTTAATTGTTATTGAACCACCTACAACTAGTAAAATTTGCCCTGCATCAGCTTCATCAAAAAATAATGATGCTGAACCAGAAAAACCTTTTAAACCAGCTTTGTAAGTTCTTGTAGTATCACCTAATGAAGTATCTTCAATAGTGTCAGATGTTTGCTCTAAAGTATAACTTCTAAGTTCGCCAAGAGTTGTTGTGCCAACTTTTATTACACCTTCTGAGCCAGTATGTGTTGCCATATTTGTTTCCTTGTTTGTTTATGTTAAGGTGTGCCAGAAGTGTATTGATACATAACTCGCACCACCATTCTGATACCACCTATTGGGAATAAAACTCCTTCATCAGTAGAAACTTCTACTACCTGAGTTTGTTTTGCATACCCACCACGTGTTCTATCAGAATTTAATCTTGTTTCAATCGTTGTAATTAACTCGTTTCTTTTTGTGTCAATATTTGTTGGAGTTCCTTTAACATAACCAACAATTACATAATCTGCTACTGCTTCTCTTAATGCACTTGTAAAACTTATTGTTTGATCTGATCTAGTTTCATTACCTGATTGCACAAAACAAGCTGGATATTGTTGTTCA